AGATAAATACATTTGATTGTTCTCGTTTATCGAAAACTCAATAAACAATCTCATGCGGTGTATATTCCCACCGAACGTGTGACCTAGAACGTCTTAACTAATTTCTTAGGAGAAAAATAAAATGGCGAATAAATTAAAGATAGCAAAGGTTTCAGTCCTAGCGGTATTATCCGACACGACTGCAACTACAAACGTAATCACAGTAGATTCTACAACTAACATGACACCAGGGGACAGATTTGTACCCGCTAGTACAGTAGGTGGATTAGTTGGCGGAACTACATATTTTGTAAAAGCAAAACTTAGTGCAACTACTTTTACTGCATTAAACAAAGACCCTTCTGTACAACCTCAAGTTTCACCAACATTGACAACTACAACAGGCGGAACTGTTAAATTATCATTTAACCAAGTCGATACTGGATATCCATCAGACACACCACAAGACATGGGTGTAGTCGGCGGAAACACAGGACAAGAAGGTAAACAGTTAACTGCATTTGGTGCAATTGCTGTAGATTCACCAGGTAAGTATTGGTTTACATCTGGATTTACAAGCGTATACGGTGACAGAGATGCAAACTTTGCTACTAACCTAACAGTAGGTGAGCAACTTTCATTCAAAGGCTCTAGTGCTGTCGCTTTCACAGTAGGTGAATTAGTTACTGGAGTTCAATACGTAATCAACAACATAGTTGGTACATCTGCGGCACAATGGATCGCAATGGGTGCAACAGGTGCTAACTTAGGTGAAGCATTCGTAGCAACAGCGGTAGGAGCAGGTACTGGTACAGTAAATTACGCATCAAACGGCGTGAACGTACCATTAGGTACAGTCGCTTCAATCGGCGTGGTATCAACACCAACAGCAAGTTCAGCCGCAGGCTCTGGTTTAATCACAGTAACTGCAACAGGTGCACTTGATTTAGGTGCTCCAATTTACTTTGGCGCAGCCATCGGTGGATTGACTCAATATACTACTTACTTTGTTAAAAGAATCGCCTCTGGAACAACTTTCGCTGTTTCAGGAACATACCTTGGAACAGAATTAGCATTGACAACAACAACTGTTGTAACAACAGCAAACGTTGAAAAAGCAACTTTATCAGCAGTCGCCCCATTTACTGAAAATAATGATGGCCTCGGTTCAAGTAATATTCTTAGTGCTAATGATGAAGCAGTATTCATCAAACGTCAAAAAGGCAAAAGAAAGTACTTAGTAAGCAACGCAGATGGCAGTAGAACAGGTATCTGTACAATGGTCAACAAAGCACAAGCGGCTTTAAATGCAGGTGAAATGAGCATTGAAGGCGAATATAGCAATGCGGCGAAGACTTTCGTACAATCTGTATCTGATGTTAATGGTATAGCATTTACTGATAGTTCTGGTGCGGCGTTTACTAAAGCTGACCAGTCTGGTTTCCAAGCAACGTTTGAAACAATCGCTGGTACTCCACTAGCTGGTTCAGAGAAACCAGTACTAGAACTTCCTTCAGCATAATACTGAGACGATATAGATAATGGCACAAAATAACGCACAAAAGCAATTGCAACAGTATGATACTGACATTGCAGTACTCAAGGTTGAATTTAAAAACCTTGATACTAAATTTGATACGGCTCTCCAAGATGTCAAAGCAGATATTAAAACTAATTCTGATTTGATAAAAGAGGGAAATGCGTCAACTCATAAACTGCTGATTGATTTTAACCAATCTAATCAGGACTCACACGAATCTATGGCTGTTAAAATTACAGCCTTAGAACGTTGGAGATGGATGCTTATGGGAGCAGGTGTGGTATTAGGTACAGTAGGATATTCAGTAATAGAATTCTACATGTCTCATTAACTTTGTTAATCTAAGAAGGGGTGCTAGTCACCCTTTCTTTTTGGGTTAAATCCAGGGTAGCACTTCAGACTGCATAGAATCAACGACATCATCAATTGAGTCAAAGACTATATTCGTATTAGTAAAACTACTGAGGTCTCTTAGAACGTCTCTGCGGCGATGTAAGAGAGCATCTAACTCTATTTCACAGTAAGTTAAATCATGTGCTGAGTTCTCATCTAGCAATGTAGACAAAATCCCATTATAAGGATAATAGACACCTACATGTTTTAAACTTTTAGTTACATGATGTTTCCATTCTTCAGGAGTAACGTCTGCTCTATTGTTAATTTCTATTCTGCCCAACCAATGTTGTTTCCAATCATTAAATTCTTCTTCATTATATGCAAGCCATCGTTTTGTCATTACGAATGGAAATCCTTCGAATCCATATGTAACAAAAACAATTTTATCAGTTGTCGGCGCAGGTGTAGACCTATATGAAGCAGGAATGTCATTAGCATTTAATATATCTGCTACTATCTCTCCTAATGCTCCGTCAACAGCAATGACAGTGATCATAACTTCTTAAGATTTGCTAACTTTTCTGCGACATTATCTAGGCTGATTGTAGAAAATAATCCGGGGTGAAGAGGTTTAGGATAGCGATCATCGCCTACCCAAGCATACCCACAATGTTCGTCATTAAGAAGTGGTGAAAATTCTTCTTCTACTTCGCAAAAGAACGTATGATAAGCAAATGTATTATTAACGAATTTTTGAACAGGAACTAATTTTAAATCATCTCGCCAATATGCAATTTCTTCTTGGCATTCTCTTTTTAATCCGTCTAACAATGTTTCGTTCTTTTCAACCTTACCACCTGGGATAGACCATGTAGGATTTTTAGATTCGTTTCTTAATAGATAAAGTGATCTTGCAGTTGATTTACTGTAAAAGAAAATACCAGCAGATTGATTAATAATGATCATACAGTTATTTAGTAAGTGACTGGGTCGCCTTTAAATAACTATACTGTAATCACCTTCGTTATAATAACCTTCATATGATTTCATCCATTGAGCAGGTAATCCGGGCTGAACTGAATCAGCAGGAGTTGCGGCCCATCTGTATTGAATTTCTGTTGTTAAATTAAGAACATATTCTAGACCAGCAGGATTAGCACTTGCATCAAATGCAACAAACCAAGTCATAATATCTGCATTAAATTGTAAGATGTCATTAGTACCTGCTTCAACGACAGTGTATACAGTTCCAGTGCCTTCTGGTTGTACATTGTTCATTGTAAATTGAGTGCCGATAGCATTAGTTGCGGCACCATAGTTTCTAAAGTCTGTTGTACCAAGAGTTGCAATTTGATATTTAACACCAGGTACTAAAGTAGTTGCTAATTGTGATTCAGGTAATGATGATTTACCTGTCTGACTTCCTATGATTGTACCCCATGATGCAGTATCAGATGCAATATCACTTACTAATAGATATCTAACATTAGGAATAGGTCCTGGTAAGCCCGAATTAGGTCCTGATATCTGAGGATTAATAACTGAGTTAACTGGATCTATTGTATTCTGTGGTAACGTGTCTTCATCAACGTTAAAGATTAGATATCGATCATCTAGTGGATCAACAACAATTGTACCTACAATTTCAGTATCCATATATGGATTGTCTAACCAAATCTGTGAAATGCCCCCACGATATGCACCGTACATGTTTAGTATAGATGTCCAAAAGAGATCAGTATCTGGATTGACTGGTTTTGTTAGATCAAAGTTAGATGGGTTATCAGGTTGATCTTGTGGTAGCAACTGCAATGAGTTACCGATAAACAATAGTTGATATCCATATGGAGATATCTTTTGTCTTGTTCCTAACAACAAGTCATCGTCTGCCATAGCTTCTTGCGTTTTGCCCTCAAAGATAGAAGTAATAATCTTATTAATAACACCATACTTTTTAAGTTTAGAAGATGTTGTCAACCACATGGGTAAGTAGAACTTCCATGACATAACATCAATTGGATTGCCTGTGCCTTGTGGTATAGTACGAGATGAGAATGTTAGTCCATCCTGATATACAACTGTCAATGATGTCCAGTCGATAAAGTTATCAGTGTTCTGAATTTCTAATGATGGATTGAATAATGTTCCTAACTGTTCAATCAATTCTAGTTTTTGTTGATAGTTAGTTGTCCAAAAGTCTACTTGCAGTTTAAGTGTATAAGGAACAGGCATTAACTTTTCAACAGTAAATGCTTGACCCTGTGTCTCTCCGTACTTTGCTGTAGTTGAATCATATGATCTCTGACGTATATTCTGTTTCTCTACAAAGTAAGGCTCTTGTGTACGTCTCTGATCATACTCTAATCCATTAATGAAATAAGTCATCAAAGGTGCAGAGGGCAGGTTGGATGCCGAGTTGTTAGCAATAATAGTAGCGGCTTGTCTACTAGAATCACCATATTGAATTGGTACTCTAACAAGTATAGGATTACCGTTTGGATCATTTCCTTGAGTTACATACCAGTTACTAAAAATCTTAGCAAACTGTAATAAAAATCTTCTTATTTGATTGTCGTAAAAATATTGTGCCATTATGTTCCGTCACTTTTTGGATTAGCATCTGGTGCTATGTTTAATAGAGAACTCAGAGGTTGAGCAGACGCTATGTTTGCCCCATCGTTATTTACAAAAATATTCGCTTCATTATTAATAAAGCCTGAGAGTTGCGAAGTATCTGCGGCAGTATAACCAGTTGTTGTTCTTACATTTTCACTGACTCTTAACCAAAGAGTACCTGACCAACGATACAATACATTCGGTGTATAATCTATTCGTAAGAAATAGTTTCCAACTTGCGGTGATGCCGGGAACGAAATGCCTGCCCCTGCGGGTAGACCATTAGGTGGAGCGCCTTCACCACTTAAGTAACCTGATGTATAACCAAAGTCTCTTGGGGTTGCACGGGCAATGAATTGGAATCTAGGATCACAATCAGCACGATAGTCCATAGTGTTAGGACCATATGGCTCAGTACCTGTGAACCCAGCCTTTGTCGGGTCTTGGTCTGCTGTTGCGTAAGTGTTATCAGCAGTACCATATGGACCTACAACAGGTCCTGATATATTAACTGTAAGAAGTTTTGTTCCTTCTAATTGTCCTGAGCCTGTTGAAGACATCTCTGGTGCTTCAACTGCGATTGCTAAGTTTGCTTGTACAAACTGTGCTATCATTGCTTCTAAGTCAAGTTCTTTTTCTCCGTGCTTGATCTGCATTACATCTATGACTTCTTTAGGTATTCTAATACCTGTTGAATCATTTTTGTATTTCTCACTTTTCATTGTGATGACTTGACCAGTTGCACTTAATGCACTGTTGCCAGGCATCCATGAACGTATATCTACGGGAGGAGCGGGCTGATTTTCTTTCTTTGAGAGTACATCGTTGGCTTCATATATACCATAACCGGGTACAACATATAAATTCGATGTATCATAGCCTGCTTTAGGTACAATACGTGCCGCTTCTTTTAAGTTAGCATCATTGATTCTAATGTTTTCATTGTAACGACCTAATACATCTTTTAAAGTTCTGCCTGTATCTAGTACCCAATAAAGATCTGGATTAGTTGCATTGGGCTTAGTCCCTACTGGCACATCTTGTAATGAAAGATAGTTCTTGTCACCAAATGTCATTACATACCCTGCAGGATAAGTTTTAGTTTTGTCCCAGTCTCCTAAATAATTATCTATATCATCTGGAGCACGTAAGATATCCTGAAACTCTTGGCTATCTACTAACTTCTCACATTTGATACGCCATAGATGAGGATACCAATCAATTGCAAAGCCTTCACTTCCAAAGTTAGCATCTGTAACTTGATAAAATCTTTTTAGTGCTGTGGGAAATAAAGTTGGATTGTCGTTTAATGGATCGTAATCAAGCAAGTGAGGTAATTCGATCACATCACCTACCATCATTTTTCTGCCTAAGATGTCCATCATGTCATTATAATGAACATTGATGAAAATAGTGTCATTACTTAAGAATAAACCGAATTGACTAAGATCAAAGTCTAAGTTTTGTACAGAGTAATGACCACGTAATCGATATATATCTTTCTCATACTTTCGATCTCTGTTCTCTAAGAACAGCAAGTCTTGTATGTTTGTCGGCTCCATCGCATCGTATTGAGGCTGAGTAAAATCTGTTGAAGGACCTTGATCTAATGGTCCTGCATACTTATGAATGTATAAATCAGTACCACCCACAGTCAGTTGCTCAGAGATATTTCTGTCTAGGAAACGATAATCGTTTTGCTTCTCTTCCCGGTATAAACTTAGTCTTGGCATATATATATTTATCTTAATATAATTACCCAGAGAATTTGGGTAAATAAAAGGTTGATACTAAAAAATATTTAATGTATAATGCAACACTAAGTAAGAACATTAATCAATAAGGAGAGAATGTGGCTCGGCGAAAACAAAAGACAGTCTATCTAACACCCGAACCGAAGTGGGAAAAGTATAAAGGAGTCACCGACCCCGCTGGACAAGAAAGGGCATTCCAAGATGCTCAATACTTTATCCGAACTGAGATTGGCGACAAGAAAAGATTGATGCGTTGTAAAACATGGATCAAAATAGAATCTGGCTGGCCTGCTGAAGACATAGAAGTTATTCTGCGAAATCCAGATTGGAACTTCAATTCTCTTTCAAGTTCAGTTTGGTTTTGTGATAAAGTTGGGTATATGCCTCAAGCACATATTGACCATATTGCAAAAAGCAAAGACGAGTGGATAGAAAAAGGTAACTTGATTGCTCAAGTCAAAGAAGAAAAAGCAAAAGACAAACCCAATCGCCCTTCGATACAAGATATCATGCGAGAAAAATTGCTGGAAGCAGGTGGAGAGATTGACGGTATAATGGATCAATTCTTTGAAGACGAAATAAAAATCGATCCTAAGTTTAATGCTCAGATTATGAAAATCTTAAACACATACAATCCATTAGCAAATCATGTTCCTCAATTAATAGAAAGTTATGAGAAAGAACAGAAAGAATTCAAAGAAGTAATTGAAGGTAAAGATGAACAGTTAGTAGAAGCCTATGATCATTTTAGTAAAAAGAAACTGAAGCAAACTATACTTGCATATGATACTATTGTTAGTGTACTAAACTCTTATGCTAGTCTTAAGATTGCATCTAGGGCTAAACGTAAGACTAAACCACTAAGTCCTGAGAAGGCAACACAAAAGTTGAAGTATCAAAAACGATATGAGTGTGAAGTAACAAAATTAAAACTAGAAAGCATTCGTCCAGCAGAATTGCATTTGGCTAAAGAAGCCTGGTGTTATGATACACAGAAACGTAAACTGCATCACTATGTTGCAGACGATATGAGCGGAGAATTGTTTGTTAAAGGTAATACTTTATATGGTTTTGACAAATCTAAAAGTGCAATCAAAACTTTACGCAAACCTAAAGATCAGATAAAAGAAATTATGGGCAGTAAACCCGCGGCACGTAAATACTTTGATGATATAAAAGCAGTCGGAGTCAAACCCAAAGGTCGTTTCAACGATCAAATGATTATTTTAAAGGCATTTTAGAAATATGGCAAATTATATGTTGATTGCGGGCTGTAGCCACGCCGCAGGGTCAGAGATTGACGGTAACTTATCTAGTACAGACAATCGCAAAGCAAGTTTTGGAAATGTTCTAGCAGGAATGATAGACCATGAACCTATTAATATAGCACGAAATGGTTCATCTAATAGTGCAATACATCGTAGTGTATTAAATTGGTTTACACTTAACAAAGATATTGTAGAAAATATAAACAACAACATTTTTGTATTGGTCAATTGGGCAGAGAGTTGTCGAATTGAAGCACCTTTACCCAATGCTAGTGGACATTCACAAGATGCATGTGCTGATTGGGCAGATCCATCGTTCTTAGACTCAATACAAATTAATGCAATGATGGAAACGCATATGGTAGCAGAGCATGAAAGAGGAGAGTTTATGGCCGCACATAGATTCTTAGTATCGAGTGAAGTGTACATGGAAATGCAGACTGCCAAAGATGCTTTATCATTGCAATACTTTTTTCAAGTACATAAAATAAGATATCTAATGACTAATTCAGGTGAGGCTTTTCATAATAAGAATATGAGACATCTAAAACCTTACTTAACAAAACTAGATACAGCACGTTACTACAAATACAGAGACAATGATTATGGATTCTATGAAAAGTATCGACAAGCAGGAATGAAGAATCCAAATGCTAAGTATGGTCATCATGGAGCAGACGCACACTATTCCAGAGCAACTGATCTAGCCAATTATATAAAACAGAAAAACATTTAGACAGATAAATACTAGAAATAGGAATTTTATCATATGGCATCAGAAGAACTCGCAGTACCTAATAATCAGAACCTCGAACAGTTGAAAGAAGCAATGTTCGATAGCATCCGTTATAGGTTGGGTGATGGCATAGTTGATTTAGAACTTGACCCAGAACATTATGAAGCCGCATATAACTATGCAATCAAAACGTATAGACAACGTGCAGAAAATTCAGTGCAAGAAACTTACACTTTATTAACAATTGAAAAGGACAAAGATGCGTACACATTACCAACTGAGTTCATCAACGTAAGACAATGCTTTAGAAGAACGATCGGACTTGAAACAGGTCCTGGAGCATCATCATTTGATCCATTTTCATCTGCTATTCTAAACACTTACTTGTTGAACTACAACTATGCAGGTGGACTAGCAACGTATGACTTCTATGCAGGTTATGTAGAACTAGCCGCAAGAATGTTTGGTGGATTTGTTATCTACACATTTGATCCAGTATCTAAAACGATTCGATTTGTTAGAGATTTCAAAGGATCAGGGGAACAGATTCTTATCTGGGCTGACATCTTACGTCCAGAAACAACTCTATTACAAGATCCAGGTATTGCACCTTGGATGGAAGACTTTGTACTAGCAACAGTAACTATATCTATCGGTCAAGCACGTGAGAAGTTCTCAACTATCGCAGGCCCTTCTGGTGGTACTGCTCTAAACGGAGCGGCAATGAAGGCAGAAGGTAAAGCTGGACAAGAACAATGTCTCAAAGACCTCAGAGACTACGTTGATTACTCACAACCTCTTACATGGATACAAGGCTAATCTTATTGCATGAATAAGTGTATGAGCAGACAGTTTGATGATACTATTTGGTCTTTAAATATTGAATGCGGAACAAATCCTACTAATATTGCTCCTTTTGACGGTCACGTAGACTCCATTGTTCCATACAACACAGAAAATATTGAACATTTAATCATTAGTTTTATGTTATATGAGCCACAAGGCGCAGATAACTACACCCTTTGGACTAGAGATACTTTAGATTATTTGAATGAATCTCAAATGTTCCCTAAATTAAAATATGTGTATCTGTTACACGAATCTAGTAGAGTTAATATACAAGATTTACCTGATTATTATATGAACTTTAGTCACAATGTTAGATACTTCTTATTAAGGTCAGAAGGTACCGAAGAAAAAAGTGTCGGACTAGATCATAGCAAAACATGGATGTCTTCTAATTGGAATGATCCTTCAACAGAAGATAAAAAAGTAGTTTGGTTAGTAGGAGACATCACTAATAGACATCATAAATTACCTCTGTTATATAAATTTTTACGAACAGATACTTTAGATAAATTAAATTATAGTCTATCAAATAACTTAAACCATGATTTTCCCTTTCATAAAGAAAATACACAAGAATATCTAGGTTTAATAACGACAATGAAAGAGGTGTTTGACCTTGACTTAGATTATGAGTCATTGTGTCACTTATATAAACTCCTTGAGAGCAAATTACCCGGCGACAGATTTTCAGAAATGATTGAGGCTCAAATACATTCATTTGATATTGCTAATTATGTTTTCCCTAGTGAATGGAATGATGCTTGTTTAATTGTTATGCCAGAGACTTGGTATGAACACCCTGGCACAAGTCATAAGGAAATAGAAGTTGGAGCAGATATTAATTTATCATCAGTAAGAAATTTTTGGGAACATAATATATATCCGACAACAGAAAAGACTTGGAAACCAATAGTAACTAAGAGACCTTTCATAGGTATTAGTAGAGATGATTTACAAGAAAAAACATTAGAAAGTTTAGGATTTGAGACATTCAGAAAATACACATCTCATTCGCAGTTGATCGACGGCCTTAATTTAAAAGATACTATTGATGTGGCACATGAAAGAATCATGTCATTCTGTCATCACAGTGAGAGTTATGAAGACGGAATCAACGAAGATATTAAATACAACCACAATCATTGGAAAAATATCTTAAGACATGAATGGGATTTACTCTATGGATCTTGTCCACCATTAAAGCATGTTAACAAGAATAAACTTCTCAGATTGTTTACAGTGAGCAGTGACAATGTTATACATCTGCACCCAGATTATGTCTGGGATAATAAATCTATCATTACGGCTTGATTTCTAAATGAACGTTTTAGTTTTAGGAGATAGTTGGGGTTGCGATTTCGCCGACCCGAGTCAGGGTTACGGGCCTGTGACTGAAGGGAATTTTCAGCCACTGACTGAAATATCTACTGCTTATACCGCCTCATCTGTTACAAACATTAAACAAGATGGTTCCCCACAGAACTCTTGGTTACGATACTCTGACCATGTAATCTTTAACTCTGCTATATGGGGAGGTAGTAATATGGATACTCTCAATGCAGGAAAAACTTTTTTACAAAATAGAATTAACAATAAGAATACACAAATTGATCTGATTGTTTGGTATTACACTGAGTTAGGAAGAGATCAGCATAATATGGGAGATGAGTTTCCATTGTTAGGATCTGGTAAGGTTGAGGTTACCCTTGATTTTTTGCATACTGAAACTAATAAGTTAGTATCAGAAATAAGAACTATGAGTCCGAATTCTAAATGGGCTATCATAGGTGGACATGCATCATTATATAAACCATCAGACTATGATTGGGCAGATTTTATAATTAAAGATTTAGTTTCAACATTAGTAGGCTATCATGTACCCACATCACATTTTCAAGGTACACATCATTATGGTAAGTCTGATAACGATTGGGAATACAGTCTATTCACAAAAAATATAGATGTTTTAGAAAACGAAATATCTAAACTTGAACATTATCTATCTGTAAAAGAGGCCCATAAAGTAGATATATTCACCGATGGCACACATGCTTGTTCTATGTTAAGACACACTTTGGTAACAGATAAAATATTAAATTACTTTTCACCCGAAAACGCTTGACTTTCTCTCTACAATAGTTTATAATAGATTATCTAACTAGAGGAATATCAGATGATTATAGGTGTTACAGGACTTATTAGCAGTGGCAAAGACACAGCCGCAGATTATCTTATTCGATTTCATGGCTTTAAAAAACTAAGTTATGCAGGCCCATTGAAGGACTGTGTATCTGCTATCTTTGGTTGGGACAGAGAAATGCTAGAAGGCACAACTCAATCTAGTAGAGAGTGGCGAGAAGAAGTTGATGAGTGGTGGGCAAAACGATTAGACATGCCTCATTTAACTCCTCGTTGGGTCTTGCAGTATTGGGGAACTGAAGTAGGCAGACGTACATTTCATAATGACATCTGGGTATCATCAGTAGAGAATCAATTACGTAATATACAAGATGATGTTGTGATAACCGATTGTCGATTTAAGAATGAAGTTGATGCAATCAAAAATGCTGGTGGAACGACGGTAAGAGTGAATCGAGGACTAGATCCTGAATGGTTAACTGATGCAGTCGATTACAATTACTATCAGAATCCACAAGCACTTGCACGACTAACTGAACTTGGTGTACATGCTAGTGAATATAGTAGTGTAGGACTAGACTACGATCATACTGTTGACAACAACGGCACGATTGATGACTTGCATAAGCATATGGAATTAATAGTCAACGGTTAAGTCACCTCTTACCCATACAACTTCTTTTTTCTTTACAACCTCAATACAATTCAAACAGATAGTTCTTAAGTTTTTAAAGTCTACGTTTTGAGGTTTGCCGTCAACATGATACACAATCATCTGAGTACTGTATTGACTTTTGAATCCACAGAGAAAACAATTATCTTGCTTTTGATAGCCTGCTTTCTGCCATAGATATATAGGCTTTTTTGTCTTACTAAATTTACCACATTGACCGCACATACTTCTATAATGTCTTGTACCATTCTTAATATAATTAACAGCACATACATGTCTGTTACATATGTTGCATATTGGTCTAGGTAAACTCATAATCTTATTTATGAAAATGCCTTCGAAGGTATCTTAATCCGTTGTTTTTTGTAATACATGATAAATAATAATATGAAAAAACAATTAGGGTGTAACCCTCAAAATCATACAAAAGGAAAAATATCATGGCATTAACATCACCAGGCGTAGAGATCAGTGTAGTAGACGAGAGTCAATACTTACCAGGCGCAACAGCATCAATCCCGTTCTTCTTAGTAGCATCAGCACAAGACAAAGCGGACCCAACATCAACTGCAACAGCGGCGGCTACTACAGCGGCGAATGCAGGTAAATTATACAGAGTCACATCACAACGTGATCTTGTTACTTTATACGGTAACCCATTCTTTTACTCAGCATCAAACGGTACTCCGTTACAAGGCTACGAATTAAATGAATATGGATTACTAGCGGCTTATTCTTCACTTGGCATTAGTAATCAGATTTTTGTTCTTAGAGCAGATATCGATCTAGCAAGTTTAGTAGGTTCAACAGGTCGTCCAACAGGAGCACCAACAAACGGTTCTTTCTGGTTAAACACAACTTCTTCAACATGGGGAATTAATGAGTTTAATTCAACTACAGGTGCATTTACTACTAAATTACCAGTAGTTATTACTTTGGCGTCTCAAGTATCAGTCGGTACTCCTTTACAATCAGTAGGAGCTATCGGTGACTATGCAGTTGTTGCGATTCCTAATTACAGAAATCCTAATAATGACAATGCACCAACATACTGGTACAAAAATCGTTCTAATACATGGGTAGGTTTAGATTCAGACGATTGGATGTCAGCATGGCCATCAATAACAGCACCTACATCTAATCCTACATTGACTCAAGGCGATACTATTAATGTAGTTGTCAATGCGACTAACCTTGTAACTCTTACAGTTGCATCATCACCGAATAACACTATTACTCAGTTAGCGGCAGACATTAACTCATTAGGTTGGAAATATCTATCAGCGGCAGTTGTTAATAACAAACTTGAAATCTACTCAGCACAAACAGGTGGAGATCAACCAGCTGGTCAGCCATTCTTTATTAGATTGAATGGAGCAACTGGTACAATTTTTGCAGATTTAGGCTTCACTGGAAGTACAGTCACTGGTTTTCAACCAAGAGCATACTACGGAACATCTGCTCAACAACCATTATGGCAAACAGGACAGGCAACACCTGCTCCAACTGGGTCTGTATGGGTTAAGGTTAACGGAACAGGATTACAACCAGTAATATCTGAGTATGATTCAGTAGCGGCATCTTTTACTGCTAAGAATCTAACTTTTGCAACTTCTGATTGGGCTCAAATTTATGCCGCAGATACAACAGGTGGACAAGCAATACCTGCAGGGTCTGTCTATGCACAATATACATTCAATGGCGAGTTAGAAGAAGCACCACTCTATTACTACTATAGAGCGGCAACAGGCGCAACTACAATTAATGGTACAAACACTGCTCCAGACTTTACAGCAGGAGCTTATGTAGC